CGGACAGGCCAGAAATTGAACCCGTGACGGGCGCCAGAATGCCTTGAATGATCGGACGCAGCACCAGCGTCTTGAACATATTGGTCAGGGTGTCGCGGAAGTTCTCCGCAAAGCCCTTGCCGTCCTCGAAACCGCGCAGCAAGGCATCGGTGAGGCTGTTGTTGATCTGGTCTGCCGTGCGCTGCCACTCGTCAAGGAATGCCTTGCGGGTGACGTTGGCTTTCGCTGCAACAGCGGTCGCCTCAGCATCAGAGCGCAGTTCTGCCTTGCGCTCCGGGGTTGCTCCAGAGCGGTCAATCTCGGCTATGCGCTTGGCAAGCTCCAATTCGACGCGGCGCTGCCCGATGATGGTTTCGCGGGCCTGCTGGGTCATACCGAGAAGGCCGACTTCCAGTTCGAGGGTCTTTGCCTCTTCGCCGATGGTGCGCGCCCATTCACTGTTTGACAGGGCCAATTGCTTGGCCTCGGTGTCTTTCAGCGCGTCGGTGTAGCGTTTCTGCCAATCGACCGTCTGACGCAGCGCGGCGACGTAAGCGGGCAGGAAGCGGTCGCTCCCTTCAGCCTCTGCAAGTTGCTGTTGCAGCGTGGCGAGCGTGAGCTGTTCCGTGGCCGTCTTGCTCTTTCCGATGGCGGCATTGGCCGCTTCCTGATTCAGCGCCTGGTCGCGGATGCGTTCGGCAATCGTGGTCTGCGCGTCAACCTGCTTGTCAGAAACCGCCATCGTCGCGGCCAGCGCCTTGCGGTAGTTCTGCTCGGCGACAACCGCCTTGTCGGTTTCAGCGGCCACCAGCGCACGGGAAAGCGCCAATTCCTTTTGCGCGCGGGCCGCGCCCTTGATATCGGTATTCAGTTCCTCGCGCAGCCGTGCGACATCCTTCTCACCTTGGGTGAGCGTCGGGACATCCGCGCCGATGGGCGTTGCGCGCAGGCGGGTGAGGAACTCGGTCTGCTCCTTGATGCGGGCATTGATCGCGGCGACTTCGTTTTGACCAACGCCAGCAGAGCCGGAGCCGCCCTCCTTGAACTTGTCGCGAATATCGGCGATGCGCTTGCGCAGTTGGGCTTCAGTCAGCAGGCCAGCATTGATAAGGGCGCGACCTTCCGTTTCAGCTTTGCGGATCGCTTCATCACGCTTTGCCGACTTCGTTTTGAATTCGTCGCCGTCCTTTAGGTACTGAATTCCGAGCTGCTCAAGCCGGTTCTTCTCGGCCTTTGCGTAGCTGTTCTGCTGATCGATTTCATTGCGCCGGAAGGCCAGCGTCAAAGCCTCTTTAGCAGAGCGCAACTCCTGTTCAAGCGCAGCCTTACGGCCCGCGCTGGCCCCGCCAGTGGCCGCGCCGCCGCCCGTTTCGCCGAATGTGCCGACTCCTGCAAGCTGAGCCTGAATGCGCGCGACATCGGCAGCAGCGGAGGCCAGCCTGTCAGAAGATGTTGCTTCGCGGCCAATGCCAAGCATGGCGTCCCACGCGCCTTTCGCAACACTCGCGATTCCCTTCCAAGACTTCTCGATCAAGCCTGCGTTTTCAATGACGGTAGCTGCGCGGCTCTTGAGAGCGTTGGCGTAGGTTTCTTCGGCCAGGTTGGCGGCTTGTGTCGTCTTGCCCTGTTCTTCCAGCGCCTTGATTTGTTTGTAGATGCCCACCGTCAGGTAGTTCATCTGCTCGTTGAGCTTGATCGAGGCTTCGACCGGGGACTTGCTCAACTCCGCGAATTGAGCGACCGTCTTGCTGGTCGCCTGACCCGTGGCCTTCTCCATCAGAATCGCGGCCTCCGCGATGCCTTTGATATTCGTCCCTGCGATCTTCCCGTTCGCCGCAATCTCGGTCAGGACTTCCGCCGCCTTGCCCTTCGTGCCAGCAATGCCAGCAAGCGAATCGCGCAGGGTAGAAAACTGCCCAGCCGACACGCCGATGGCATTGCCGGTCAGGATTGTTGCTTTCTGGAAGGCGATCAGTTCTTCGGAGCCTTTGTGCAGTGCTACCGCCGTGATGCCGACAACGCCAGCAGTCACGGAGAAGGGGTTGATAAGCCCCCTGATGTACCCGCCCAAGGCTTGCGCAGCAGGGCCGATTCCGCCAAAAACGTCCTTGAGTTGCCCGCCCTGCTGGAGCAAGACCTGCAAGGGTCGCTGCCCGGCAGCAAGCGATGTGACAATGTCGGTGAATTGGGCGGGAACCTGGCGCAGCGCCGCAGTGGTGGCCTTGGCCGACATGCCCAAATTGTTCAGGCCAGCCGCGCCCGTGTTCAGCGCCGCCGTGGCTACGCCCTGCTTTGCCGACACCGCATCCAGTTGGGCAAGGTACGGCTTGAGCGCTTCGAGGCTTACCCCGCGCTGCGCTGCCAGGGCTTCGTAATACTTGGATGTCGTTCGCCCGCCCGCCTCCATGACGGCTGTGGTGCGCTGGATTGAGCCGATCAGCGAACGGGTCGCCCCGTCCACCTTTGCCGCAGCGGCAGGCGCACCCGCACCGATTGAATCGACGGCCTTTGACGCAGTAGCCGCCGCTTGGGCCACGCCTTGCGCCATATCCCGCGCGCCGGCCTTGACCTCGTCAAAGCCGGGCTTTGAGGTGGTCCCGTCCACCACTACGGGGATCTGGATTTTGCGTTCTTCTGTCATGGATTGCCCAAAAGAAAAGCGCCCGTAGGCGCTAGTCGTCTTTTCTGTGGATTTCGTCCAGAGCAGCGAACTCCATCACTCGGATGTCGCGTTCGTAGTCTTCGTACTCGTCATCAGACAAGCCCATCCGGTCGAGCTTTCGATAGAGCACCATGTAATCAAGCCCGGTCGGGCCGGATGCACCGACGCGCCACTGAGTCTGGAGGTCGCTGAACAGGCGAAAGACGGGCCAGTTGTCGGGCCAGACCACCGCATCGGCAAGGTCGGATCGCAGCAGGCCCAGCCCGGAAAGCTCGTCGTCGGTGGGCGGCTTCTCAAAGAATGCCGCCGCGACCTCCCTTAGTTTCCCAAGCGTCCTTCAACGCAGGCGGCGCGATAGCTCTGAGTCAGCGCAGCAATGGCGCCCGGCAACTCGTCGGCCATCTGCTCAACCGTGGCTCGCTCCAGCTTGTGGCCAACATCCCAGCCGACGAGGGACTGAAGCAGGTAGTCGGCGTTCGCTGCGGAGGTTTTCTCCATCAGTTCGGCCATGCTGAAGCCTCGCAGTTCGACAACTGGCTTCGCGTCACCGTCCTGCGCGGCGGTTTCGGTTTGCGCTTTGACTTCGGCTTTGGCGTCGGCCTCAGCCTTTTCAATGCCCGCCTCGATCACGCCGTCAGTGAACGCGCCGAACTCCTTGCGGGTCCGATACTTGAAGGTCGCCATGATGACGCCCTCGGTGCCATCGGGCATGGTGAACTTGACGGGGAAAGGGGCGAACGCCTCGGGGCGCTTGCCAAGTTTGACATTGGACATATTGATTCCTTCGCGGGGATGAAATGCCCGTGCCCAGTCGCACCGTCCCCCGCGAAGGGAACGAATGCGACCGGGTCGGTGCGCGTGGTGGCCTTGCAGCCGGGGATCAGGAGGCGTAGCGAACGGGCTTGCCTTGCAGGCTGAAAGTCGCCTGGCAGGCCATGACCTGGTTTTTGGTCATGGTGGGGGTCTCGTTGAACGACACATAGCCGTTGTAGAGAATCAGCGAGCCATCGGGCAGCGTGCACTTCAGGCCGGTCAGGGCGCGGGAATCGGCTGCATTCTTCAGTGCGATGTAGCCCGCCAGCGATGCGTCGTCGGCCACGGAGAACGTGAGCGATTGCGGGCTGGACTGCGTCGGCATCTGCGTTTCAAAGTCCTGCTCCAAAAAGGAGTAGGTCGTGAACTGCATTTCGCCGCCAGAGCTGGACAGGTCCAGAATCTGCGACACCTGCGTCCAAGTCGTGATCGCGCGGAAAGAGCCGGTGCCCGAGCCTGCCGGGTAGCGGACGGTCGAGGCGGTGTTGATGCCCTCGTAATCGACCGAAGAGCCGGACGCATTGTCAGCGCGGACGATGCGGTTGTTCAGCAGTGCCCAGCCCGAAGTGACTTCGAGGAAGTCGCCATCGGAGACACCGTGCGCGCCCGAAGTGGTTGCGACGGCGGGGTTTGCGTTGGTCACGGCGGAAACCGTGTCGGCGGCGGCGTAGGCCGTGGCAAGCGCCAGGATCACGCCATTGGGGAGTTTGACTGCGATGATAGTTCCTTTCCAACCGTTGTACGGTTGATGCTTCACACCCGGGATGGGCAAAAAAAATCCGCCGAGAAGGCGGACGGTTCAAGCCCTTGCGGGCACAAAAAAACCCGCCTAAGCGGGTTCGTCTGTTTGGTTGACTTGGGTCTATCGGTTAGACCAAACGCTGAAGTCTTGGCGCGCTCCGTAAACAGGAACGTCCGCGTCGTAATCGGTCACAGCGGCGGCGATTGGCTTGGCCTGAAATGCTGTTGCCAGGGTCATGGCCGATTCAATGGCGAGAATCAGGGACTGCGCGCTCGCGCGTGTGTCGGCCCACACTGAAATCTGGAACTCGCTGTTTTTCTTGCTGGGCACCTCGCGCCCGATGAAGGTCAGAGCCTCGCCGCCGATCTGCTGGTAAGTGCAATACGGCCTTGTCGTGGTGACAGGCGCGAAGTCGGGGAAAACGCGCGTCGTGACGGTCTTGAGCAGCGTGAAAAGGTCGGCTTCTACGGTCACTTCGCGCCCCTCAGCACTTCAAAGAATTTCTTTTCGACCGCTGCAATCGCTTCGCCCTGCCGGTAGAACGCTGGCCGGATGAACGGCTGCGCGGCGATCTGCCGTGGGCCACCAGCCCGCAGGATGTAATAGGCGTCTTTCTCTGCCTGTGAGGCATTGCGCTTTGGCT